CTTTTCGAATTAACTTCACCGGACAAGCTTCCTGGGGAACTAAACATTCTGCAGTTGTAGGACGTCATGCAGATTTACTTTATTCCACGTACTTGGAGGTTGTGTTGCCGGCAGGTACATACAACAATGACCAGGGTCGTCTTGGATACAACTTGATTAAGTATGTTGAGTTGAACATTGGTGGTCAGCAAATTGACCGATTGTACGGAGAGTGGCTTTATTTGTGGGATGCTATTACCAGTGATTTATCAACGTCTACTAAGTTGTGGAACATGCTTGGAGGTGCAGGTGCTGGAGGATCAGTTACTCTTACTGACCCGACTGCATGCAACTCTGGAAACGGAAAACCATCCCTTCCAAACGTATACTATATTCCTTTGACGTTCTTCTATACTCGTAATCCTGGAGCAGCTCTTCCTTTGATTGCTCTTCAGTACCATGAAGTAAAGATTGATCTCCAGTGGAATGATGCTCAAACTATCGCAGGAAACTTCACCACTGCGTCTTCACTTCCTCAACCAACTCAAGCTGCAATTTACATTGATTACATTTACTTGGATACTGAGGAACGTAGACGTATGGCTCAAGAATCGCACGAGTATTTGATTGAACAAACTCAATTCAACGAAGATAAGGGAATTTCTTCTTACAACAATCGTATTGATTTGACTTTCAATCATCCAGTCAAGGAACTTGTATGGGTTGTTCAACCAACTTCGTACACTAACTGCAAAATCGCTAAAGCATCTAGTGGAACTCGTCTTCAACCATTCACCTATAGCTACGATGCAGTAGAGTCTCAATGGTTGCAAATCAACGGACAAGATCGTTTAGATAAACGTTACGGAGATTACTTCAACCAACCACAACTTTACCAACACCATACTGGTATTGGAGCAACTGTTCAAGGTACGTCTATTCCTTCTATCCAACCAGGTATTTACTGCTACTCGTTCGCTCTTCGTCCAGAGGAACATCAACCATCTGGAACTTGCAACTTCTCACGCATTGATACTGCTACGATTGTAATGAATATCAGTGGTGCTATTACTGTAAATGCAAGGGATACATACGATGATACTTGGGATGTTCGTGTATATGCAGTGAACTACAACATTTTGAGAATTATGTCTGGTATGGCTGGACTTGCTTACTCCAATTAAAAACATTAACTAGCTAATGTTTACCATTCCATCATAATATCTTCGATGTGACATGCTCCTTCTTTTTCATCTTTTCGTTCATGTTCTTCGACATTAGCATTTGCAGCTGCTAAATCGGCTTCAAATCCTGATACATCTTCTTCTGCTCCTTCCGGCATTTTCGTTTCGTCAATCAGAATATCCACGAATCCTGTTCCTGCAGGTGGTTTTTGACCGAACATGATGTTTGCAGAAACACCGCGCATATTATCGAAATCTGCTGAAATCGCAGCATTGAATAGAATCTTAGAAGTTTCCTCGAACGAAGATTTAGCAAGTACACCGTTTTCTTCGTTCTTCTTCATACCAGAACGATTCGCAGGCAAGATGAATCCTGGATAAGTCATCGTATCAATCAACATGATCATATGGTGATAGTTCACATACTCCGTACTGAAAACCTCCATGAATTCTTGAAACAGTGCTACACGTACAGCTTCAATTCCAAAGACTTCCAATACTTCATGAATATCGTTCGAGAATGAACGATACGGATCTACATTTGGAATCACTGATAAATCTAATAAATTAGTTCCTTCTACATCCAACACATACTGCTTTACTGGAACGTATCCTGCTACTTTTTCATCGTAAATAACCTCCTTATTGACTTCGCGAAGATACACTCGTCCAATTCCATCAACTCCAGTAAGAACAGTATCAAGCAACTTATCTTCAATGAATCTGAGAGACAGAGCGTTCTTCACAGTATCAACTCCAAACACAACTCGCATAACAATCTTATCTGGAGAATTGATGTCTGAATGAACACAATCAAATACGCGCAATACTTTATTGTTTTGAATTTTAGTTTGAATTAGAGTCATATCCATAACGTTACGAATATTCATTTCATTTGGATCAAGTTCAAGTCTTACAATCCAAGAAGATGTACAAGTATTTCCTTCCGTTACTGTGAACTTCTTGTATGATTCGAGAATATCTCTATCTTCTTGCACCACTGTGTTTGGAGACAATGGATTTGGATCATAGTAAATACGAACCGATTTTGTAATATCTCTTAAAGTAGTCTTTTGGATTTCTTTCATCTTTGAAATCGCTGATTCTTGTGATCCGGCAACCGATGTGTCCAAATACACTACATTGCCTGGATGTTTAGGATTACGAGACGCTTCTAAAAGTTCAATAATACGAGGAACGCCTGCTGTAGCATTCGCCTTCACAGTTCCGGCTGAGTGGAAAGTATTCAAAGTAAGCTGAGTAGTAGGTTCTCCAATAGATTGAGCACCTAATGTTCCAACCATTTCTCCAGGATGGACTTTAGCTTTCATGTACTTGAATCGAATATCTCTCAAAATTTCATCAAACATATCACGAGTTAATCTCAGTCCAATAATCGACTTCTTTGGTGCTAGATAGTAACGAAGTAAGATATGAAATAGTTTATTATGTTTTAGAAGCGGTTCTTCGCATAACTTAGTAAGTTCTGCAGATACGTATTCAGGCATCAAGTCGGTCTTAGTAGCAAATGTATTTTTATATTTTTCAATTAATCGTTTCATATGAACTGGAGCATAGACTTCTGATTTGTTGTTGAATCTGAACACATTCTTCACAAGAACATTTCTGTCCTTAATGATTTGTTCAACCATATCAATCGGCTCATCTCCAACATCTTCTGTTGTGATTCCATTGAAATCGGCTTTAGAAGCTCCAAATTCTTTATAGATTTGTTCAAGAGTCATAGTTGCAAGTTCAATTGGTTGGATTTCTACACATACACTATCAATTCCATCACCTCCGTAATGAAACTGTACAATTGAATTGTTCGCATTACGAACTGTTCCATCGTATTCTACATGCAAATCCTCCATTGTCTTCACTAATTTACGTTGAATGTATCCTGAATCGGATGTTTTAACTGCAGTATCAATCAATCCTTCACGTCCACCCATAGCGTGGAAGAAGAACTCAGAAGGTCTTAATCCTGAAATGAAACTGTTCTCTACGAATCCACGCGATTCTACTCCATGATCGTATCGTGGGAAATGAGGCAATGTTCTGTCCTGTAACGTGTATTGAATACGTTTACCGGAAATTATCTGCTGCCCTAACAGCGCCATCATTTGTGTGATGTTCAATTCAGATCCTTTAGAACCTGATTTTACCATATGTAACATACGATTAGTTTCAGGTAAACTTTCAGTCACTTTTGCACCGATACTTGAAGAGATGTTATTTAATGCTTTTGCAATTTGGTTTTCTAATTCTTCTCCATCTAATCTTCCTGAATCGTTCAAGAATGTTCCTGCATGGATAGACGATAGAATGTTCGCAACCTTCTTACGTCCTTCCGATAATGATTCTTTAATAAACTCATCAGTTTCAATGTTTGCAATCAAATCAGACGACCCGACCGAAAATCCAGAGAATAAGTTGAATTTAGTTACGATGTTTTGAATATCGTTAATTAATTGTCCGGCACGTTGAGGGCCGAAATCGTTATACAATGTTTGAATAATACTGTTTTTAGAACCACCAAAGACACTTTTCGTAAGAATACTGCCTTTTTCAAATGCACCGTTTCTGATTTTTACACTTCCATTCAAATCCATAATTGGAAGAACAGTTGAAATCAAATCAAGTCCAGAAATTGGTTCATTTTTACGAACGTAAGATGAAATTGGACGCTTCATTCTTGAAAGAATGTTCATCGCAATATGTTCTGGAACTTTTACGTCTTTTCTTGAAATACGATAGGCTCCAGTCATCGTGTCTTGAAACAACTGAATAATCGGAGAATTGGTTCTTGGAGAAATGATTTGACGAAGTACAGTTGCTAAATATTTCAATTCAGTTGCTGCTGCAATTGATTGAGGAACGTGCATATTCATTTCGTCTCCATCGAAATCTGCATTGTAAGGTCGAGTAGCAGAAACGTTCAAACGGAACGTAGAGTATGGTAGAATCTTGATACGATGGCATTCCATAGATGCTTTGTGAAGAGACGGTTGTCGGTTAAACAACACAACATCTCCATCCACCAAATGTCTATGAACAACATCCCCTTCCTTCAAATCAATCATTTCAGGATTCACGAATTTCAAACTTAAAGTTCGCTTATCGTCTCGTAAATACACGGACTTAGCACCCGGATACTTTGCTGGACCGTTTCGAATATAAGTCATTAATCGATCACGATTGTATGTCGTTACAATTTCAGGAAACGTCAAATTCTTTGCAATTTCCTCTGGAACTCCCAATTCATCTACATCAATGTTCGCATCGGGAGTAATAACTGACCGGGCCGAGAAATCTACTCGCTTACCCATCAAATTACCTCTCACACGACCAGTCTTGGCTCCTAATCGAGACTTCAAAGTCTTCAAAGGACGACCAGAACGTTGTGCTGCTGGAGGAAGACCTTTAATATCATTGTCTACATAGGTTGCTACATCAAATTGAAGCAATGTCGTGTATTTATCAATCACATCTGCTGATTCACCTTTATCGATTTTATCACGCAATCGTTGATTGTTTCGAACAATATCAATTAACTTGTGTGTTAAATCATCTTCCATACGTTGATTGTCTTCCATAATAACCGTAGGACGAACTGTGAGTGGAGGAACAGCTAATACTGTACAAATCATCCAATCTGGACGACTGAATTTTGAATTGAATCCAATCATGTTCACGTGTTCGTCTGAAATTCTTTGAAAGCATCGTAAAACCATCTCAGGATAAAGAGGAATCGCAGGAGCACCTTCTTCGTATGTTACTGCTTGAAGTGTAGCAACTGTTCCTTCTACTTTATCTACCTTCTTAGTCGCTGGAGTAGCACAATGAGAGCAAATATTTTTTAATTCTTTTGTTTTGTAATTTGAAGTACGTTCTCGAACTGCATTGAATAATTCAACACCTGAAAAGGTCTCTCCTATTTTAAGAAGTTCTTCATCGGGCATGTAAGGATTCGAACAGTTCAAACATACGATTTGAAGGATTTTTTGAATTTGTTCTAGGAATTGATAGAGATATACAGGTCTTGCAAGCTGAATATGACCGAAATGCCCCGGACATAGTAAATTTGTTTGTTTACATGTTGGACACACTTTGCCGTTCTCGATCACACCAAATCGTGAATCGAAGACACCACCACTCACAGGTTGATTACCTCGTGTAGTATTATCGGTTGTAACCTCTACCACACTTCTTGATATAATTTCTTGTGGGTTGGCGATGCCAAACTGAACTCCAATAATTGTGTCGCCCATTCTTGTAATTACTATCTATTGCCTTTATATTGTTCCATTTTCAAACAACTCCACTCACTTTAAGTGTTAATTTCCAAAATTCATCATCGTTCAGTATTTCACGAACGAGTTGTGCAGGATACTTTTCTTCTAGATGTAAAGCCCACGATTCAAATTCTGTACCAGTTCGTTCAACAAACTTCTTCTTTTCACGAATACGACTTCGCTTAAGTTCTTGAAAAACCTGATAAGTGAACTGCTGAGTTAAATAAGAGCTTTCACTTTCATCTTTCAGTTTACGGACAAATGAATACCACTCTTCCATTACAATTTCCCATAGAATAATAACATGCCTAAGTTACGCTTGAAGACGGTACGAAAATCTCATAAAAAAGAGAAGAAATTTGATGCAGTGTTTGAATACCCAGACGGTCATACAAAAACAATACCTTTTGGCGCAAGGGGGATGTCGGATTTTACGAAACACAAGGACGTGACTCGTAAAGCCAGATACTTAAAACGACATTCTGGAATGGGAGAACATTGGAATAAACCAGATACTGCAGGGGCTTTATCGAAATGGATATTATGGAATAAACCTAGTTTCAAGGCAAGTTTGGCGGATTTCAAGAAGCGTTTTAATCTTTAAAATGGAATCAGTTTAGTAGATACAAGAACCGGTATACCAATCATGGATTTACTTTCAGAACTTTACAATCTAGTATTTTGCCGCCGCGAGAAATCTGAACTAAAAGCTCAAGAGGAGCGTCTTCTTCAGAAACTTGAAGACTTACAGCAACGTCTTGAGACTCTGATTGAGAAATCTCAACAACTTCCTGCTGAGGTACCTCTACGTCATCAGGAACACTTGCCTCTGGAACCTGAGGAACCTGAACTTCTTGAGACAGTTCAACAGGTGGTTCCGGAAGAGGAGCGTCCTCAGGAACCGTCTCAGTTTGAGGTTGTGATTCATGACTTGATTGATCAACTTCAACAGGATTTACCTGAGCGGCTTCAGAAGGAGTACTCAGAACTTCTTGAAAAATTGGAGCAACTTCCTGTTCAGGAACAGTTGTTTGAATTGATGTCTCTTCAGAAGAAGGGTGAAGTTCAGAAGATTCAAGATCAGAAAGTGAAAGAGAGGATACTGAAACAGGAACAGGAACAGAAAGAACAGCAACTTCGGGATCAGGAATCATACTTTCCAACTCAGTTTGCTTATTTGAATCAACCGGCTGATCAACAACTACAGGAGCTTCATCAAAAATTTCTGGATGAACGTCTGGCTTCACGACTGGATCAACTGAAGGATCTTGAGGAGCAGGTTCTGGAAAAGATTCGGAAGTTTCAACCTGTTCAGGAACGGGTTGGAGAACCTCAACAACTTCAGGTTGAGACGGAACTTCACATGAGTGCTGTTCCGAAATCTCAGTCTGAGGAGGAATGGAAGACGTATCAACAGAAGATTCTTCCGGTAAAGCTTGTTCCACAGCCAAAGGAATTTCGACCAGAGGAACTTCAAGAGCAGCTTGTGCGACAACTTCTGGAACAGAAGACTCAACAACAGGGTCTGGAAGAACTTCTGGAACAGGCTCAATCACAGGTTCAGGAACAACTACTGGAACGGGTTCAGGAACAGGTTCAGGCTGAGGTTGAGAAACAACTTCAGGATTTTCGACCACCGTCTCTGAAGATACCACCTCCTCCTGAAGTGTCTCCTGAACATCAGAGCCATATTCCGGCAGTTGTACTTGATCCATCTCCGTTACAATAGATTGTTCTGAAACCGACATTCTTCTTTTATTAACCGCAACTTTTTTAGCCCACAAGAAGTTTGAACTCATTTTATTTACTATTGAGTCTTTATTTTAAAAGTCTTATCAAGTTTTGATAACATTAGTTCACATCTTTGGATTTTTGTTATATAAAAGTTTATTAAGTCTTTGGCGATACATACTTGGCGTCTTGTTAATTCACCGCTATCCAGTTCATCCTCTAAGTTTTTTAAATTTTCAATGTAATCATTTATTTTACGTCTTAGAGTGAAACTAGTCTCCATTAAAAATACTTTTTTTCATAAAATAAGAGAAATTACGCGTTTAAAATAATGGGAAAGGATGAAAGCGACAGCGATACAGAATTTGGAAACAGAGATATAACTTGGAACGTGCATTTGGAAAGAATCATATCAGAAGAAGGAGAGAGGGCAGAGTGTTTTTCGTGGCTACATACTCAGTCGGAAAAGAAGTTCAACCGATTGAATACTGTTATTACACTTCCTGTGATTGTGTTATCAACCATAGCAGGAACAGCCTCTATTGGAGCACAGGGATTGGAATCAGGAGATGCGATGGGGAAGTTTGTGAATATGGCTTTTGGAGGATTGTCTCTTGTAGTTGGTGTTCTGAACACTGTCAGCAGTTATTTTTCATGGGCAAAGAGGGCAGAGGCTCATCGTATTTCTTCCATTACTTACAACAAGATTTACCGGTTTATTCTTGTAGAACTTGCACTTCCACGAAATGAGCGGATGTTAGCAAAGGATTTTTTGAAAACAATTCGTGAAGATTTGGACCGATTGAATGAAACCAGTCCTGCTATTCCGGACAGTATTATTCAGATGTTCAAGGATAAGTTTGAAGACAGCACACCTGAAGTTAAGAAACCAGAAATAACTAATGGACTGGACCCTATTCTTGCATATCCACTTCCACCGGATGAGAATGTAGAACCGCCAACATCCGTGAAACGTATTACTACATCTCCAAGATCACCAACCGCATCGTCGACATCATCTTCTTCTGAAGAAAGTGCAGGTGCAACTTCATTCACACTTCCAACAATCACCATCGATCCAGAAAAGGGCAAAAAAACTAAGTATACACCTTCTCCTGCTTTACAAAGTGCTATTCGTATGTCAACTGCAACTCGATACAAGCCACCTAATATTTCTGTTCCTGGAAAAGAGGATGTTTAATTATCGCGAATTGGAATTATTTTCGTGAATAAATCACTCCAATCGAGTGTCTTTCCACTTTCAAAATACATAGTTGCAATACGATTATACGATTGAACATAACAGAAAACTACTGTTCCAATCACAATAGGGTACCAAGGCTCCATTATGATTGAAAATGAATTTAATAAGTAATATAAGTACGCATAGTATTCAAATGGATTACAAAGAGCCTAAAACAAGACAAGAATCTAAAAAA